TGATTACGATCTTGCTTCAGATACTTACTACTGCAAGAAATACGCTTTCCATAAGGATGTTTCTCCAGAGGAGCGCGTGAATTATGATGAACCACTTGATGCAGATAAGGACGCACAGATTTTCGTAACCCAAAAGATGCTTATCCGTAGGGAAGTGGAATGGGCCTCTAAGTTCTTTAAAACTAACGTATGGTCTAATGAGATCGCTGGTGCTGACAGTACAAGTGCAAGCGCAAGCTCCGGTACTGTAGTATATTGGAACCAGAACGACTCTAATCCCATCCAGGATATAACGAATGAATCAGTCAAGATGGCAGCTCGTACAGGTTACAGACCTAATACTTTGGTTCTGTCTCCTTACGTATTTAATGCTTTAAAGAACCATTACGACGTTCTTGACAGAGTTAAATATACCGAAACTGGTGTTGTTACAACGTCCTTGCTTGCGTCGCTGTTCGAAGTTGAAAACGTGTATGTAGCTTGGGCAGTAGTTAATAACAGTGCTAAAGGTGCTGCTAATAATAATATTGATTTCATCATGGGCAAGAATGCGTTGCTTTGTTACAGTAACCCTAACCCTAGCCTGAGAACGCCTTCAGCCGGCTATATCTTTTCTTGGGTTGGTTTAGAGGGTGCTGGAGCTTACGGTAACCGTATCGTTAGAATTCCTATGGATCTGCTCGGTCTGGGTGTAGAACGCATCGAGGGTGAAATCGCTTTTGATGCTAAGAAAGTTAGCGATGACCTTGGTGTGTTCTTTAGGGACATCGTAGAGTAATGTTTGTAGTTAGGCGCTCTTTTAGGGGACCACGAGGACCTATAACTGCTGGCTCTATTGTTGAGCCAGCAGATATAAGGGACTTTAGGTACCGATTACAAGAGAAGCATATTATAGAAGTTACCGAGCAGAACTTCAATAGCTATCGTGCATTTTTTAAACAGCGTTTTGGAGTAGATATTGGTGCAGCAAAGGAACTTGAAGACCGTAAAAAGATGCTTGCTTCAAAATGTGCTAAACTAAAACTAGAACTGCCCGAGGATCTAACTATTGAGCAGCTTGAACAAGCAATAATTGACGCTGAGGCAAAAGCTGAGGCAAAGGTTGCTGCAGAGGTAAAAGTTGCAAAAGTTACTACTAAATAGGAGGTGATAAGATGTCTTGGAGTTATTCTGGAAATCCAGCTAATAGTGAACTAGATGAGCTCCGATTTATTATTGGAGATACAAATATGTCTGAACCTATTATGCAGGATGAAGAACTTGAGTATCTTATCACCAAGTATGGATCTAATAGAAATTTATTGATGTACCAAGCTTTTACACGTGCAGCAACTTTATTTGCTAGGGATATTAAACGTAGCTTAGGCCCACAATCTGAAGATCCAACTGAAAGACTAAAGTATTTCAGAGACCAAGCTAATTTATATAAGGCTAAGCTTGCACTTGCTGGCATATCAGTACCAATATATAATTATCCCAAGGTATTCCATAAAGGTATGCATAGCAATCCACCTTGGCCAGCAGGCGGTGGTAGGAATGTTTAAGAGCTTAAAACCTTGGATGAATTTACCGTTTGTTTTTAGACCTTACATTGGCCGTAGCGGTACTGGTGCTAAACAGTTTGCGGCTAATGAATCTGGTTTATGCTATGCGGAAGGTTCTGTGAAAATTGTGAAAGATGCTCAAGGAAAAGAAGTAGTATCTACAATGCAACTGTACGTCGATGGTAACTCTCCTATTAAAGAACTCGACAATGTAGTGTTCGAAGGACGTGAGTCAGAGATTAAAGCTATCGGCTACTTTTATAGGAACGGGCGTGTAGATATGAAGGTGGTGTATCTCTAATGCGTGGCTTTGCAGAATTTTCATTTAGTAGACAGGAGTTAAATGCATTTGCTGCTAGATGTGAATTTGCTATAAGGAACATTGACAGAGGTACTAAGAAAGCTACTATAGCTGCTGCTGAAGAGATAATGGACGAAAGTAAGCGTCAAGTACCTAAATTGACTAAAACATTACTATCTAGTGCTTTTTATGAAGTAACACGTAGAACAGATACCGCCGCTACAACTTGGGCATATGAAGCACTATTAGGGTACGGCGGTAATGGAGATCCTATAAATCCTGTTACTGGTAAGCCGGCGTCATATTACATGGTGGCAGTGCATGAGGATTTAGATGCGTTTCACCCTGTAGGTAAAGCTAAGTTCCTAGAGGATCCAGTAAGAGAATACGCTAATAAGAACTTTAAAAGAACTGTATTTGAATATGCAAAGGAATCGCTAGCAGGCATGAGTGATTAGAAAGGTGGTTGCTAATGAATAAGCCATTGTTACTTGACATTGTATCATTTCTTATAGCTAAGCAAATTGTTATAGAAGATGGTACAGATGTATTTCGTGACTTTACTCCAGAAGCACCCGATTCTCTAGTAGCTCTGCATGAGTATAGCGGTAGCCCTGCATCTTTATATGATCCTGCAGTTCATCGGTCTGTACAGATACTTGTAAGGGACCTTGACGCCGACACGGCGAGGCAAAAAGCTGTTAATATTTTTAAAGCATTTCAGGAAGAACAGGATGATGACGGTAGAGTAGATTTCACTCCAACCCGTTGGGGTCAGGTATACCTGCGTCAGCCTCCGTTCTTAATGAAACGCGATGAAAATAACCGAGTCTACTATGCCTTTAATATAGGCATAACAACTACTATTGAATAGGAGGAATTAAACTATGGCAATGAGAATAGGTTGCGACAATCTTGTGTATGCAAAGATGATCACAGAAGATACTGCTACAACAGCTCCAGTGTATGGTGAAGTAGTATCTGCACCTGGTGTAATGCATATTAACATCAATCCTAATACTTCATTAGCAACAGCATTCTATGATGATGGCCCTGGTGAAACAGCTTCTACATTAGGTAATATAGACGTTGAAATTCAAAAGAACGCCCTGACGTCTCAGAACAAAGCTGACTTACTTGGGCACACAATTGACGCTAATGGTGGTGTAGTGTATGGTGATAATGATACGCCACCTTGGGTTGCAATTGGCTTTAGAACATTAAAGTCTAATGGTAAGTACCGGTATGTATGGCTGTACAAAGGCCGTTTCTCTGACCCTGAGGACAATAATGAGACTAAGGCTGATAGCATCAATTTTCAGTCTGACACAATAAGAGGTCAGTTCGTAAAACTTAACTACCCTGTGGAAGTTGCACCTGGTGTTACTAAGAGAATTTGGAAGTACGAAATTGATGCAGACAACCCTGATGCTAAAGAGGCTACAATGAGTACCTGGTTTGATGATGTTAAAATGCCATCCGCTACATAAGATACTGGAGAGTAACAAAAAATAAATCCGTTGAAGGGGTGAAATCTTAATGTCTAACGTGGCAGATGTAAAGAACAAGACAGTTAAGATTACCTTAAATGACGGCGTTGAGCGTACAATTAAATTTACGCTCAATGCTTTGGCCGAACTGGAAGACAAATTTGGTTCAGTTCAAGCTGCTTTCGATAAGTTGGAAAAAGAAAACAGTATGAAGGCACTACGAACCATTTTGTGGGCAGGCTTCTTACATGAGAGCCCTAACCTTACAGAGCAGGAAGTCGGTAATCTAATTGATATTGCTTATATGGCAGAGCTTGTAGAATCACTCGGAGTAGCTTTTGAAAGCGACATGCCGCAGGATAAAACTTCTGTGGAGGGACATAAGGTCCCAAACGCCTAAATCCCGATGATAGCAATGGGGCCGATCCCTTCAAAAGTGATGATTGGGATTGGCCTTACATTCTATATATCGGGAGAGTATGGTTACGGTATACTGAAAAAGAATTATGGCAGCTAACGCCTAGGCAATTCAAAGCACAGTTAGAGGTGCATGCTGATATACAGCGTAGACTAAATGGCGCAAAAACACAAGTGGTACAAACAGGATATATAGATCAGCTTAAAGGATGGTGATACCTTGGCAAACTTTGCAAATCTAACAGCACAACTAAATCTTAATATACAGAACTTCGCACGGAATATACAGAAGGCATCTGCCTTAGCTAGCAAGTTTGCTTCTGATCTACAGGGCAAGATAAATATTGGTATGGTGGAGCCTGCAAAGAAATCAAAGTTTGCGTTCAAGGATGTCTCACGTATAGTCCACGGTATCATAGTATCTAAGATATTCTATAGTAGTCTTAATACTATTAGAAGAGCTACAGATGCAGTATGGGAATTTTCAAAAGAGTTAGAGTATGCCCAGATGGTATACTCAAATTTATTTGGTGACACTGAGCTAGCTCAAGAGTTTATAAATGTTCTTAAAGATTTTGCTGCAGTTACACCATTCTCTTTTAAGCAGGCTGAAGAAGCGGCGAAGAGACTATTAGCTTATGGTATAGAAGCAAAGAATGTTATGTTTTTGATGCAAGGCGTGCTATCAGCAGCTACTGTTCAAGGTACTGATGCCGTTATAGGACCTATCTCCAGGGCCTTTGGTCAGATATACACCAAGGGCAGGTTAATGAATGAAGAGATGCGCCAGCTTGCTGAAGCCGGTATACCTGCATATGAAATATTGCAGGAGAAATTAAATCTAACCGCTGAAGAGCTTAGGAATCTAGGCAGAACGGCGATTCCTGCTCATGTAGCTCTTAATGCACTTGTTGAAGGTATCAATGAAAGATTTGGTACTACTTTGAAGTTGGCATCTACTACTACTCAGGGTATAATAAGCAACATTGTAGATAACTCTAAAATGTTGTTTGCTGGCATATTTGAGCCTTTTATAAAGTACTTAAGGGGTGTTCTAGGACGTTTTGGCGAGTTTATAAATGAGCTTAGACGCATTTATGATCTGAAAGGTCTTGGCGGTGTGTTCGAGAAACTAATACCGCCAGCACTGCAGCAAGATATAAAAGTGTTTATAGCTAATCTCAAGATTTTATGGGATATTATAAAGAGTAACTTAGTGTCAGTCTTTAAGACTCTTGGTAGTTTGCTTAAAGGGTTACTGCGTGTGTTTAATGCCTTGGCTCCTGCTATATATACAGTTATTGGTACATTAGCCGGCTTATTAAAAATTATCACTAGTAATGAAAAACTAATGAAGGGCTTGACCACTGCAATATTGGCCGCGGCGGCTGCGTGGGCTGTATACAAGCTTCAAGCGGTTGCAGCAAGTATAACTACTGTAGTAATCAAAGGAATAGTTGGTGCAATAAAAGGTTTAGTAGCTGCTATGAACTTTGTGGTGGCTCATCCTATATGGGCTTTATTAGCTTTGGGTGTCAGTATTTTTATAGCACTGACTGGTGCTAGTGATAAGTTTAGAGATTCTATAAACAAATTATTTAGTGGGTTTACTAAACTTAGTGGTATGGATCCAAATAAAATGCTGCTGCCTGATTCTAAGGATAGAGCTAGTGACCTAGATAAATTCAATAAAGCTCTTGATGGTACTGGAAAAGGAATGGATGAGCTATCAAAGAAAGCGAATAAAGCTTCTAAGAGCTTACTGAGCTTTGATGAGGTATTCTCGCTAGAGCGCCCTGACAAAGGAAATGCTACTGATCAATGGGAAGATTTTATGGGCATCTTCGATGGTGCTGGTTTAGACCTATCTGATATGCAGATTGAGTTTCCTGATGTCGGAGGCATAGCTACAGACTTTGTAGACAATCTTATAGGAGCTCTTGGTGGTAAAGATAAACTATTAGGTGCCGGCATAGGAGGCCTACTTGGTGCTGCTCTTGGGAATATAATTGGTGGTCCTATTGGTACTAAGATTGGTGGTATACTTGGAGCTATAGCAGGTTGGTTCTGGGATGACCTTGCCAATGCTTTAGGTTTGACTGATGTTGGAAAAGTTGCCGTGCCTATTGCAACTGGTCTTGGTGCTGCAATCGGTGCTCTTATTGGTGGACCATTTGGCGCTGTTATCGGTGCAGGAATTGGTGCATTAGTTGGCTGGATAATTGACTCTATTACAAGAGGCTTTGAGACTGGTGACTGGTCAAAGGTTGGTTATCCTATTGGTATTGGTATTGGAGCGGCTATTGGTTTCATTGTAGGTGGTCCCGGAGGAGCTTTAATAGGTGGTGGTATTGGGCTGCTAGTAGGTTGGTTTGTAGATGAGATAGCAAAGGCTTTAGAAACAGGAGACTGGTCTACTGTTGCAGCTGCAGGAGGTATTGGAATAGGCGCTGCTATAGGCGCCATTGCTGGTGGCCCAGCAGGAGCTTTAGTAGGTGGTGGTATTGGGCTGCTAGTAGGTTGGTTTGTTAATGAGATAGCAAAGGCTTTAAAAACAGGCAACTGGTCTACTGTTGCACTTGCAGGAGGTACTGGAATAGGTGCTGCTATAGGAATGATAGCAGGCGGCCCAGCAGGAGCTTTAGTAGGTGGCGGTATTGGACTGCTAGTAGGTTGGTTTGTAGATGAGATAGCAAAGGCTTTAGAAACAGGAGACTGGTCTACTGTTGCACTTGCAGGAGGTGCTGGAATAGGTGCCGCTATAGGAATGATAGCAGGTGGTCCCGGAGGAGCTTTAATAGGTGGTGGTATTGGGCTGCTAGTAGGTTGGTTAGTAGATGAAATAGCAAAGGCTTTAGAAACAGGCGACTGGAGTACGATAGGGCTCTCTGTTGGTACAGGTCTAGGAGCGGCTATAGGCTTAGTTGCAGGAGGCCCATTAGGTGCAGTAGTTGGAACAGCAATAGGTGCGTTAGTTGGATGGATAACTGATATGTTTATAGAAGGTTTTTCTACAGGTAACTGGGATGTATCTGGTATATCATTAGGCTTAGGTACTGGAATAGGTGCTGCTATAGGAATGATAGCAGGTGGACCTGTTGGTGCACTTATTGGAGGGGCTATTGGTGCTTTGATAGGTTGGCTAATAGGGCTTATATCAGACAACTGGGGAGCTATAACTGATTGGTTTGAGCAAGCTTGGGCTGATATTGGGGAGTTCTTTGCAGGTATTGGCGAGTGGTTTGCACAGGTTGGAAAAGAAATAGGGGACTTCTTTGCAGGTATTGGCGAGTGGTTAGATCAAGCTTGGACTGATATTACCACATGGCTTACAGATTTATTAAAGACTATAGGTGAATTTTTTGTTAAGATATGGGACACTATCAAAGAAAAACTTAGTGGTGCCTGGGATTCTGTTAAAGAGTTCTTCCAAAAGATGTGGGACACTATCAAAGAAAAACTTAGTGGTGCCTGGGATTCTGTTAAAGAGTTCTTCCAAAATATATGGGACACTATCAAAGAAAAGCTTAGTGGTGCCTGGGATTCTGTTAAAGAGTTCTTCCAAAAGATGTGGAACACTATCAGAGAAAAGCTTAGTGGTGCCTGGAACTCTGTTAAAGAGTTCTTCCAAAAGATGTGGGACACTATCAGAGAAAAGCTTAGTGGTGCCTGGAACTCTGTTAAAGAGTTCTTCCAAAAGATGTGGGACACTATCAAAGAAAAGCTTAGTGGTGCCTGGAACTCTGTTAAAGAGTTCTTCCAAAAGATGTGGGACACAATAAGTACTAAGATAACAGATATGTATGAAAGTGTCAAATCTGGCATAAGCAATATTTATCAGGCATTTAAGGACTGGATTTCTGATATGTGGAATAATGTATTTGGTAAGTTCTTTGACTGGATAAACAGCGCAATAGATAAGCTTAAAACTTTCTTTGGTCTGAATAGCAAAGCTCAAAATACTGACATTTCGTATGCTACTACAGGCGAATCAACCGGTACGGTAACTAAGGGACATAAAGTTGGCGGTATATTCAACAGAGAACACATAGCTAGGTTTGCTGAAGGAAACAAAGCTGAAGCAATTATACCATTGGAAAATGAATCGGCCATGAAGCCATTTGTAGATGCAGTATCTAATGGACTTACATCAGCTTTAATGCCTCTCATAGCTAACATATCGGTAGGACAGCAGTCTCAACTTCAACCGCTATATGTTGGTACGTTGATTGCTGATGAGAGAGGGCTAAAAGAACTAAGCCGTAAGATGGAGGTAATACAGCTAGAAGAAAAAGCAAGGAGGGGATAAAAATGGCAAACTTCACTGTTAATGGTATAGCAATTAAAAACCCTTCTAGTTTTAAGATTGAGCGGTACAATGTTACCAACATGGAGCGTCTAGCAGACGCTACCATGGTTGGTGATTTAATTGCAAAGAAGCGTAAGTTCTACTTTACGTACGATGCAATTAGTGGCGAGGATTTAGACACTATTCTTGAGGCTATTTGGGACTCAACGTCTTTGTTCTTCCCTCTAGAGTATCTAGAAAACGGTGTCCCTAAAACTGCTACAGTATATGTAGGTTCTATACCAACAGAGTTGCATAGAGCTGGTAGAACTACTAATTGGGTATGGAAAAATGTTACCTTCAATCTGATAGAAAAATAAGGAGGTGTAAGTAATGCCACGAGTCGCAACAGATGCAGATTTTAATAACGATAGCAGATATCTTGATGTAAGACTTGATATTTACTTCACCTCTACTCCTTTAAGTGTCTCAAAATCAGATTACTTAATAGACGCTGACTGGCTTGAAGAGGGCTCTGCAGAATCATCTAATCCTTTCGGAGCAATTTCTTCTAACGAGCTCTCCTTCAGGCTTTTCAATGATAACGGTATGTTTAGCCCGACTAATGTGTCAAGCCCTTACTTTGGTAAAATAAAAGCTGGAGTACCTGTTGAGTTGTTTATTAAACCAATCTATGACGATGAAGAAGTAGAATGGGTACAGCTGGGTAGATATTACGTTACCGGTTGGGATGCGCAGGTTACAGGTACTTATGTGGACGTTGTGGCGCATGATGCGTGGTACAATATATTTAACAGTCCTATGCCGAATTATCCTATTACACGTAACACCACTTATTATGATTTTATGACAGACTTTTTCAACTTACTTGGAATAAATGTTACTGTTGATGAGTCCCTTGTAGGTAAAGTACCTTTTGCATTTGTGAGTGGTACTATAAAAGACTTTTTACAGGAATTAAGCGCAGCAGCGCTTGGTTACGTAACAAGCACCAAAAACGGAACACCTATCATAGGCGCTTTTACAAGCGCTAAACCTGTTAGGGCTACTTTAACAGATGCTAATCAAATTAAAACTGTTTCCGTAAAGCAGTCTATTATAAAAGCTTATGACGGAGTAGAGTTGACATACAGCGTTCCGCAGATTTCAGCGGTAACTACACTAGTAGAGCTAAACGGCATAACACTGACACAAGGCATGAATGAGATAAATAATGTAGCATTCAGTGCGGGGCCTCTTTGGCAAGTATCTATGGTTGATATTAAATCTAACAATGATGTAGTTGCACTTAAAGACTTCACAGCAACACAATGGTTAATATCGCTGCTTTTAGAATGTACAATTGAAGCCATTGCTGCAGACCTCAAAGTTTATGGAAAGACTATAGGGTTAACAGAATTCACTTTATCTGACGATGCGGCGAAGCAATTAAGTATTTCAAATAAATATATCCAATCGACTGAATATGCGGAGTACTATAAGAGTATCCTAAACGCTTTCGTAAATAATGACACACCGCTACTATCGTTGTCAATACGCGGCAACCCATTGCTGAATATTGGAGACAAGGTAGTAGTTTCTAGTACGAAGTATAATTTGAACTACACAGGTATCATACAAAGAATGAGTTACAAGTACACAGGCGGTTTGACGTGCGATATGACGTTGCTGAACGCAGAAATATTGGAGGGGGTGGGTGTATGATATATGGTTCTAATATCCTATCCTCAGTAGCAGCTAATTGGCAAGTAACGAACGGCACTATTACAACAGAATCTATAACGCTTGAGGCTGGTGGGTACGCTGTTCAAAATATAGATTTAGCAGTATTACAATCTATACCTGAATACATGATGTTGTCCGTAGTAGCAACACCTTATGCTGACCCGTATGCTATGGGTCTTATAGCGGAACTTAAAGTATTGTCTAAGATAGGTGTAACGCATGTCTACACCATTCCTATAGTTGACACAGGTAATGGCGTATGCTCAGTAGAGTTTCCAACCGAAGCTTTAGACCACGCGTCTTTAACTTTTACATTTAAGGCAACCGCTCCAGTAGTTATATCTGACTACGCTCTGTTTCCTCCTAAATTAACTGAGGTTGACTTGACAGAAGTGCTAGACAGATTGCCTAGGCTACTATCTGACTATAATCAGACATCTATAGAGGTTACGCAAAAAGAAGATATAGTAGCTTTGATTTCAGCGTACGTCACAGAGACTACTGAGCTCACAGGTAAATTCACACTTTCTTATGTCGCCTCGGAGCCAACGGAACTAATCATAAGAATTAAAGATAATGAAATCTCAGAGCTATATACACCTATGTATTTCTATGTGAACGCAGGACGTGGAACAATTGGAATACCGCATGCATACTTGATTAAGCAGCAAGGTTACCATAACTTTACTGTTACTGCTCAGGTCGTTAGTGGTTCAATTAAGATAGACCCAAGAAAAGTAATGTATGTCATAGATGGCGGTCGTATTGCATATAACGTAATGGACATTGGGTCTATAGTATATGATGTAACTGTTCGCAAGTTAGAATCGGAGTCTCAGATATCTTTTATTTATGCAGTATGCATAGATGATGGTATTTGTGTTGTTAAGAAAAGCGTATACACAGAACTACCGGGCTCTGCCTGGATTGCTGAAGCTACCCTCGGAGAAGCAATAGATGCAGCAATAGAATTTGACGGGTATTGGATCACTAATCAGTATCCCTTTACGTTTAATACGGATGCCGATCCTTGGGTAGGATGGGTAACTCCGACAGGTTCTCTTAATGTTAGACGTTTGTATGCACAAGAGGACCCACTGGTTCTAGCTACAGATGTAAGTAAGGTAGCTATGGTGCGTGGTTGGAAAAACTCTATAGATATTGGGCAAGACCATGGTCTGATAGTATTATACATTAAGAACGGGGTACCTTACTACAGAACTTATGCCGAACAAACAACAGGTAGTATGGCTTGGGAAGATGAAAGACCTTTAGCAATTTTTTCCGGTACAGCAGTAGATATAAATGGCTTCAGAACTAATGACTATAGAGTTGGTATAAATATCCTAGATAGTACTGGTACAACGCATTCTTTTATAACGCATAGGAACTGGGGCGGTATGGCATCACCAGTAGAATGTATTGATACAAGTATCACGGATATTATGTTTGAAGTAACACCGATAACATACCATGATACGTATAGTGATGATGAGCACATAGACTCGTCCATCGCAATTGAAAGGTTCTATGTATGCCCCGCTGATGTCGTACCAGAAATAGTAGGTACAGAGAGACTTAGCTTCTTAGATAAGAAGACAATTCAAGTAATATTCAACTATGAACTAGAATGTGAACTTGACAACTTGAAAAATTCCTTGGTACTGAAGAACACAGCAAATCAGCAATTCACGATAGAAACCGTAGAAGAAGATGGCAATGTACTAACGATAAAGACAGTAGAGGAAATGCCTTTTACTCAAGATGTTATCCTAACGTACAATATGGCAGGTTCGTACTACTTAGCCTTCAGAATTTCAAGTACGTGTCTGTATGACTATGGTAAAAGTATCAATTTGACTATAGATGGTGTTCCACCAACGGGATTCGCTGAAGAGAACCTTAACGTAGCAGTAACGGATATAGCATTTGATGTTACGCAAGTGTGCTATAGTAGCGCATATGCTGGTGGAGAGAACCTTGAAGCAAGTATAATAGATATTAGTTTTGTAGTAACTAAAGTTGGAAACAACCCATTGTAAGGAGAAATAATGTATGGAAAAGAAAAGTTTTGTAGTAACCAAAGTATAGGAGGTGTAAGGTAATGGAAATAAAGCAAAATGTAAATATTCATAATAGGTTTGATGTGCATGTCGACAACATCGAAACAGGAGAACATCGAGAATTTGTTGGGCACAACATTATCCTTGACAGGATGTGGACGCTTCTGTGTGGTGGTTATTCGTATTTCGAAAATATTCATTTTGGCACAGGGACTGGAACGCCAACGCCGGATAGAACTAGTTTGTTCAGTCATTTAGGAACGAAGTCAGCAGTGACAGAAGAGACCATTAAAGCCTTTCCAGTATCGAGTTGGAAACGAAAAATTGTTCTGAACCCCGAAGAGTACGTAGGGCGGACGATTACTGAAGTTGGTATAGCTTCTGGAAGTAATACTGCGGCCCTAATTACACATGCAATGTTAAAAGATTCTGAAGGCAATCCTATTTCAATTACGAAGACGAGCACAGATGTTGTAACTATTTATGCAACAGTGTTTATAACACTTGTAAATGCTATTCCAGAGTTAAAGCTGCTTGGTATACCAAGGAACAATCAGTTAATCAATTATTTGACTGGAGGTAGTGCTCCATCTGGGTCTTTTAGGTTAAGTACAATTGAAAATCCATATTCAAACTTGGGGTCAACCTCCAGAGTTACATGGACTTCAGATGTTCCAAATAGAAAAAGAAAAACAAATACGGCAAGGTTTGGAACTACATCGGGAAATGGCAATGTTAAATATTTAGAATTTGATGATCTATTTAGGCTAAAATTACCCGCTCCAGGTATATTTTCAGGTCAGCCTTACACGGGTGTCAATGTTGGGAGTGGCGATGGGGTTAAGAAAAGTTTTATACTACCTTCCGCCAATATCAGGCAAAGCAGTTTAGTTATTAAAAAGAATGGTGTGACCGTCTCAGATTATAGTACAAATATAAAGAACCGAGAAAGTAATTCTAGAATCCTCGGCCCTGCATCCTTACCGACGGACTCAACATTTTCAACCAATGGTTACGGAGTGGCACTCACACCTGATGGCACTGTTATGGCAGTGGTGGTTGACAGGGACCCATACGTCGCAACGTATGACTGGGTAGACGGGGCATGGGTGAAGAGACCTACCCCTGCATCTTTCCCATTTGATGACGCCTACGGAGTAGCCCTCACCCCTGATGGCTCTGTTATGGCAGTGGCGTTTGATTGGTCCCCATACGTCATGACATATGACTGGATTGACGGGAAATGGGTGAGGAGACCTAACCCTGCATCTTTACCAATGGGCAGAGGTAGAGGAGTGGCTCTGACACATGATGGTACTGTTATGGCGGTTGCACATTACAGCTCACCATGCGTCACAACATATGACTGGATTAACGGGGAGTGGGTGAAGAGACCTGACCCTACATCCTTACCGACAGCTAGTGGTTACGGAGTAGCCCTGACCCCTGATGGCACTGTTATGGCGGTTGCACATAACAGCTCACCATACGTTACCACGTATGATTGGGTTGACGGTGCATGGGTGAAGAGACCTGACCCTGTATCCTTACCAATGGACAGTGGTTACGGAGTAGCACTCACGCCTGATGGTACTGTTATGGCAGTTGCACATAGTGACCCACCATACGTCACCACGTATGATTGGGTTGACGGTGCATGGGTCAAGAGACCTGACCCTGTACCCTTACCAACGGGCACTGGTAACGGAGTGGCTCTGACCTATGATGGCACTGTTATGGCAGTTGCACATGATGGCTCACCATACGTCACAATATATGACTGGATTGACGGGGAATGGGTGAAAAGACCTAACCCTGCGTCTTTGCCATCTAATGACGCCAACGGAGTAGCACTCACATCTGATGGTACTGTTATGGCGGTTGCACATTACAGCTCACCATGCGTCACCACGTACATGGGTTTA